CACAGGAAGAATTTGACCATTTGCTACGTAAAAGCATGAATTATTACAATTACCACTATACTCAAAAAGATTTGAAAAAGTATGTGGTGGAGTGGATGCGTTCGGGTGGCGAGTTTAGCAAGGAAGAAGTCAAAAAGTTTGAGCGTAGCAGTGATAGAATGCTCAGTATGACTGCCTGTAGTTTGGTTATGGCACATCGTCAAGGTATGCCATTCCGTGAACGCCATTTAGAGTTTTTGGACACAGAACTGACCCGTGTTTTGGAGGCTGTCACGGAGGACGAGCCTGCGGAGCAAAAGACCGAAGAGGTTGCAGAAGCCTACAAGCCAACTATTCAAGATAGACTACAGGAAAAGACCAGCGAATTAATTGGCGAGATAGAAGGCTATTACGATGAATTAGTTACTAACGGTAAAACTGAGTTCAAACCCTACGACTTCTTAAGTGGTAATAATGTAGTGCAAAGCCAATTGGGCAAGTACGAAGCACTATTCCAAGCACGCCGTGAAGAACTGGAACTGGCGCAGAAAAAAGCAGATCCGCAATTAGTTGAAGGATACAAGCACTACAAGGCACAGGACTATAAGCGACTGATTGCTTGGATTGACAAACTGTTAGAAGCAGTTGAGCAGTATCGTGGTGTTAAAAAGGCTACCAAAAAAGCCCGTGTTAAGAAAGCACCCAGCAAAGAAAAGCAAATCAGTAAACTCAAATACTGCAAAGAAGATAAGACACTCAAGTTGGTTAGCGTTAATCCTGCAGAAATTATTGGTGCCTCTGAGTTGTGGGTCTACAATACCAAGACACGCAAACTGGGCAAATACATTTCGGCACCCTACAAACAGTTGGGCGTCAAAGGAACCAGTATTGAAGGCTTTGACATCGACAAGAGTGTGTGTAAAACACTACGCAAGCCTGAGGAAAAACTTAAAGAGTTTGCCAAAGCAGGCAAGGTGCAGTTACGTAAATTCCTCGAAGATATTAGAGCAACCGAAACTAAACTTAACGGCAGAATCAGCGCAGATGTGCTGTTACTAAAAGTTGCCTAAAATCACAGTCCTGTTGGCTAAATAAGGTTAACAGGACTTTTTTATGGCTACAGACAATACAGTAATTGTTCCCGACTTACAAACTGACGGCAGTGTAAGAACGCAAAATCTTGGCATGGCTGGATTTATCAGCCAAGAAAGTGCCATTGCCGCTAACGAACAAATACAAACACTCAATCAGCTACGCAACGAAATGATTGACTACATTCGTTTGCGTTTAGGCGATCAAATCGTTGACGTTGAATTAGATAAAGAACATTATGATTTGGCTATCAAGCAGGCCCTGACCAAGTATCGTCAACGTGCTCAAAATAGCACAGAAGAAAGTTATGTATTTTTGGATCTAATTCCCAATGTACAAGAATACATCCTACCCAACAACATTATGGAAGTGCGCCAAATCTTTCGTAGAGGAATTGGTAGCACAACTGGAACAACCGCTAGCCAGTTCGAACCATTTGCTTCAGGTTATTTAAACACTTACATGCTGGTAGCGGGACGTGTGGGTGGGCTGACTAACTACGAACTGTTTACTGCTTACCAAGAACTGGCCATGACCATGTTTGGTGGTTACATCAACTTTAACTGGAACCGTGTAACTAAGAAACTAACCCTAGTTCGTAAAATTCCCTACGATGGTGGTACTGACGTTAAACCAACTGCACTAACAGCCGCAAGCACAGCCACTGGTGCAGTGATTACAATTACACTACCTACCAGCGCAACAACGTACCAGACTAACCTTGCAGTAGGAGACAGCGTTTATATTCAAACCTGCCCGGTACAAGGCTATAGCAGTCAATATCGTATTGCCAGCATTAACAATGATAAGACCGTAATTACAGTTTTGGCTAATCAAACACTAGGTGATATAAGCGTAACAGGAACTAATTTATCCGCAACCACTTTCTTTATTCCGGAACCATTTTACGATGGAAACCAATTAGAAAGTGTGCTACTTTGGGTAAACAACTACAAACCAGACAGTATGTTGCTTAGTGACCCGCAGGTTTATCCTTGGTTGCAGGAGTATGCACTAGCATTTACAAAATCTATTTTGGGACAGGCCCGTGGAAAATTTGCCAGTATTGCAGGACCTCAGGGCGGCACACAACTTAATGGTGCTCAACTATTGCAAGAATCACAGGCGGAAATGCTTCAACTTGAAGACGAACTCAAACGTTACATTGATGGCAGTCAACCATTGACATGGATTACAGGTTAATGTATAATAAGGACTCTTAGGAGTCCTTTTTCATGATTATTGGAATTTGTGGTTTAATTGGCGCTGGCAAAGATACTGCCGCAGACTATTTGGTAAATTGGCATGAATTTCGTCGTGACAGTTTTGCCGCAACTTTGAAAGATGCTGTTAGTGCAGTATTTGGTTGGGACCGAGAACTTCTAGAAGGACGTACCAAAGCCGCAAGAGAATGGCGTGAACAGATTGACACTTGGTGGGCCAATCGCTTAGACATGCCAGATTTGACCCCACGCTGGGTCTTACAGTATTGGGGTACAGATGTATTCCGCAATCATTTCCACCAAGATATTTGGATTGCTAGTTTGGAAAATAAACTGCGTCAGACCCGAGACAATGTAGTAATTTCAGATTGCAGGTTTCTAAACGAAGTTGAAAGCATTCGCAGGATTGGTGGCAGAGTAATTAGAATCGTTCGAGGACAAGATCCAGAGTGGTTTCATTTAGCACGAACTGATCCGCAGAGTATGCCTGCCCGATATCCCGGAGTTCATGCCAGCGAATATAGTTGGGCACCCACAGAATTTGACCACATTGTAGAAAACAACAGCACTATCGACGAATTATATCGTGAACTTAAAAATCTGGTGTAATAGCACTTTCACGCCAAGCACTACCTGATTGTTGTAGTTCTACCCTACAGTTTAGACATACAGTTTTTAAGTTAAACTCGTTATTGTTTTTTAAATTTCCATCTAAGTAAAAGACCGACATCTGACGATCAGGATACTTTGCCCTAAACCCGCATTTATCGCATACAGGTTTTTTTCTAAAGCCTGACTTATACCAAGCAGGTACTGGTTTTAATTTTTTACCTTTGCGTAAACAAATGTCGCAGAGTTTTCTATACCTTGTTTTACCGTTACTGTGATAGTTAATTGCTGCTAAATTTAGGTTACAGGTCTGACATAAGGGTCTTTTCATAAAGTTATTTAACTGTAAAACCTTTCGAAAGGGTAACCAAACTGGTAATATTTAAGGACTTCCGATAAATATCTGTATAAGTTTTATGAGGAAGTGAAACATGGCACTAGTTTCCCCAGGCGTACAAGTCAGTGTAATTGACCAAAGTTATTACGCACCAACACAATTAGGATCTGTTGCTTACATTTTAGTAGCAACAGCACAAGATAAAATTGCTCCGGGCGGCCTTACAATTGCCCCTGGAACAGATGTCGACAATGTAGGAACTATCTACAATATTACAAGTCAACGAGACCTGGTAACCACATTCGGTACCCCAGTGTTTCAAACAACTTCCACTGGAAGTGCAATTAACGGAAGTGAACTAAATGAATACGGTCTGCTTGCGGCCTATAGTTTGTTAGGTGTAAGTAACTCGGTTTATATTCAACGTGCAAATGTTGACTTGGGCTCTTTAAATGGCACAACAAGCAGACCATTAGCAGAACCAGCAACTGGCGCTTTGTGGTTAGATACAACTACAACGAATTGGGGTATATATGAATGGAATTCAGTGAATCAAGCATTTACTGCGGTTACTCCTATTGTTGTTAACAGTAGTACTGACCTAGTAAGTAATTTAGCACCTAATGTTGGTATAGGAACAATTGGTAGTTATGCAGTAAACACTGTAGCGAATACTAGTCCAGTTTACTATAAAACATATGATAATACTTGGCAACTAGTTGGTAATGTAAGTTGGGAAGCTAAAATTCCAACAATTACCGGTACCACAAGTAGTACTGGTAACGTTATCACTGCTAACAGTAATATTACAATTAACACCACAAACGTTACAGTAGCAATTAATGCTAATTTAACAACAGTAGCGGCAAATATTAATACTGCTGCTATTGCAGGTGTTACTGCTCGTGTAAGCAGTAGTAACCAATTAGTAATTCAGGTTACAAGATTAAGTGAAAGCGATGGCGCCACTGCAGACGGTAAAATTGCAATCAGCAACGGCAATAACACACCTTTGTCAGATTTAGGTATTACTGCTGGAACTTACAACGGACCATCAGTACAAATTAGTCCTTATTATAGCGTACCAGAATTTCAAAGTTCTAATTTGGCAGCTGGCACAGGAAGACCAACAAAATCTGTATGGCATAAAGCAAGTAGAACTGGCGCAGGCCTAACTGCCGCAGTCAAACAATATAATGCAAGCACAGATACGTGGAACACACTTACAGTAAATGATTATGCAAACGTGTTTGCTGCAACATTTGCTTTAGATCCAACTGGAGGTGGTAGTAATATATCTGAAGGTGCAGTGTTTGCACAATATGATCCTTTTGGAACTACAGAACCTGGCGCTTTGTTATGGTATAGAGATGCAACCAGTCCAATGACTATTACTGGTAACACCACATCACCAAGTGCAGCCAACGTTGGCGCAAGTTTTACACTAAAAACTCGTGCAAATGCTAGACTTGGCACAACAACAACTTATACAGTAACAATTAGTACTGCCACAGTTGCTGGATTCGTGGATGCAGTAAGTGCTGCAACTATTCCAAATGTCAGTGCAGCAATCAGCAGCACAGGCGCAATGACTTTAACTCATGATTTGGGTGGAGACATTGAACTAGTTGACGGCGCAGGCACACCACTAGCCAACGTAGGTATTGCTGATTCAGGTTCGACAAATGTCTACTACCTACATAGTAATGTTGGAGTAGAAACTTCTACTATTATTGGTTCTAACTGGAAGCCAATTGATAGAAAAAATTACTCAGTAAGTGCAACACAGATCTTTATTGCTCCTGATAACAACACTTATTGGTACTACAACACACCAAGTCGTGCTGATATCATGATAAGCAACGGCAGTGCTTGGGTAGGCTACAGAACACTGAGCAGTGATATCAGAGGTTATGATTTAACAACTACAAACAGTACCGGTCCTATCATTAGTGCTACAGAGCCAACATTACAAGATGATGGTACCGCACTTGTGTACGGTGATTTGTGGATTGACACCAGTGATTTAGAAAACTATCCTGCACTTTACAGATGGCAAAGTGTCAGCGGCGTAGATCAATGGGTCGCAATCGACAACCAAGACAACACCGGCACCGATGGCATTATTTTTGCTGACGCACGTTGGGACACAGACGGCACAACCAATCCAGTGACAGGAAGT